GATCAATAGAGGATCAACTGCGGGCACTCGTCTTGGATCACGATTAAGACTGGAGTTTCTGCGGTAGTTGTATTCCTTCCACCACTCACTACTTTTAATACGAGCCAGCAATCTCTCACTGGCTCGTGTTAATAGGTCTTCAATAACTGTCTCATCGTTGAGGATTTCATTCTCCTCGAACAATCGGCTATCACGATCAACCACATCCTGATATTCAGCAAAACTGATGAATGTGCCTGCACTAATAATAAATGACATCGTGATATCCTTTTCTAATCAACTATTAAACATTAACCAATTTAACGCCACGAGTTGCGTCAATAACGCCAACACCTGCGTGTAAAGAAGCAACGATGTCATTACCGACTGCTGCGGCACGACGTTGAACTTCTAAGTCAACATTCTTGAACATTGCGATGCGAAGAGCATCAGGGCTGAAGATGAAGCCAGAGTTTGCACCATTAACATAAGCACTTTGGAACAAACGAACACCACCGATTGTGCCAACGAAACCGTTGCGAAGGGCTTCAGTTTGGAAGTCGCCACCAGCATAACTTTGTGTGCCGATTGCTTTCATCAAGGCAGCAACTTGTGCTGGGCTGATGATACCAAACAATTGACCCATCTCACCAGCACCACGGATTTGTGCTACTGCATTGAAGATACCGTCAATAGTGACTGGCAAGCCATCACTTGTAGATGCTGTCAATGAGTTCATTGCTGTGATAACGTCTTGGTCAAATGCTTTGGCAACTGCATTACCCAGGCTACGGCCAAGTTCACTTGGATCAATACCACCCAAATCACGGATAACGTCACGAGCAGCATAGATGCTGGCTGTGATTGTGACTTTTGCTGCGTCAACACCAAGTGCGTCAAAGTCGCCAGTGATAGCACTACCTTGGCCAGAGATTTTCTGGGCTGTGACTGCACCCATAACTGGAACTTGTGCAGAGATACTACCTGCTGGTAGTTGAATTGCGGGAACAAGACCACCACCTAAGAATAGGGAGTTTTCTTGTGCTGTGTAGACTGTGGCTGCTTTGGTAGCAACCATCAATGCGTCTAAGTCATATGCTGTATTAAAAGCCATGTTAAATTTCCTTTAGTTTAAATTTTGCCGTTGCGTCTTGCATCAGCATAGATTTTACGATGATCGGCACGAGTCATATCAAGATTATTTAAGTCAATTGGTCCAGGACTATTGTCACGGACACCACCTGATGTATTAGTTGTTGCTGGTGCGGCATTGACAAAGTGCGGATTGGCACCAAGCCATTCTTGCACATATTGTTCTACTGATAAGGCTTTACCCTTGTCACTGTATCTAACAGCACCTTTGTCATCTAACACTTCTACTTCGCCATCATCATTAAGTCTCAAATTATTCCTAAGCAGTTGTTTCACTTGCACTGGATTTACACTACGATATTGGGCGGCGAAGTTCATCAATGGTTGTTCCAATTTGAACTCACGAATGATACTATCTCGTTTAGCAATCTCAGCCGCATTCTTTGCGTTCAGATCACTAACGACCTTTTCAAAGTTCCCCTTCTTTACGTCCAAATCCTGTTGCTGTTTGCGATAGTTAGTCACAATATCACGCAGTTCATCGGGTTCGCCAAGATCAGCATACTTGCTGCTGAGTTTCTTTTCTAATTGGCTTTTTGTTTTGGCCAAAATAGCATTCAACTCATCTTGAGTAAAGGTCTTTGATGCCTGACTGTTTGTTTCTGTGGCAGTGTCAGTATCCACGTTTGCTGTTGAGTTTTCTTGATCCAACATAGATCACGCCTCCTTAGGAGTTAAGTTTGGTAGGGCAACTCAGTGCTGCCCTTGGTTTATTTAGCCATTATGCTTGACCCGGAACTACTTCAATTACGGGCATTACAGCAGTGTATTCTTCTGTGACATCTTCAATGATTTCTAAGTCCAGCAAGTCCACAATATCATTACGAATGGCCAATCTAATAGCAGGATCTTCAATTGCGTTATACACACTGAGTTTCTGTTCTAATTCATTATCAGTATCGTGGATGCTGAATGAGTCAGGATATTCAATCTCACCGTCCCATGCGGTGCCTTGATACAGAGCATAAAATTGCCATAGTTGTTCTTCGGCCAATTCAATATTATCAGCCATTTCACTTAAACGACTATTAAGCAGGGCGAACTCTACTTCACGGCTGATACCACTCATTACCTTTGCTTCACTGCCACGGATACTACCAGTGTTGGCCATCTTGTCAATGCTCTTAATAGTGTTTTCAATAGCAGTATAAACTGAACTTACTTCTTGTCCTGTAAACTCCAACACATATGGCTTTAGGGCAGGATCTAAGTTTGGAGGCATGTGAATAAGAGCACCTGCTCCAGAACCTACATTAGTTTCAGCAGTGGCAACAAGAGAAGGATGGCTTCCCAAACGAATACCTTGCTCTGCTTCAGAAGTCAAGTTATAGATAAATCTTGCAGAATCAGCAATGTCATCAATGCTACTAATACCAATGCCACGCACAGTTGAGGTTTGGCAATATAAGATCACAGCAGGGATTGCACCCAATTGATTTGCTTCAATGGTCTTACCAATGATCTCTTTCTTTTCATGATGGATAGTAGTTGTCTGGATAACTTCTTTAGTCCATTCTTTGATTACACTTACACTATGATTTGAGTCTTCAATATACTTAAAGTAAACCAGTTCATAAGCACCGTTGGCACCACGAGCCCAGGTAAAGTCAGAGACTACCAGGGGACTCAGCAAGTTAACATAAGGGCGAGCATCAGCAGCAATTTCATCAGCACGAGTGCGAGCACCTACATTGGGCTTTGACATCACGATCCAACTGTGTCCAAACACATTGGCCCATGTGGCGGCCTGTTTCATGAACGAGTTTAAGTCACGACCTTCACGGTCGGCATCTTCTAAGAAGCCCGCAATGCTGGGATCCGAATCTAACATGCCCAACTCACGTTCAGGTTCAGTGCGAAATAAGAACGACATGTAAGTGCTGATAATACTCTTAGGATGATTATCGTAAGGAGTATTGCTTAGGCGTTGAGCATATTCATGTTCAGACTCTAACTGGTATCTGGTAAGATATGCTCCAGCACGATAAGTTGCTCCGCCAGAATACGCATCATATAAGAATGACCAACGATTTCTGTATCTACTTACTAATGGGTTGATTGACGCCGCATCAGCATAATTTTGACTTAGGATAATATCCATAAGAATTCCTTTTGTTGTTTAAGCAAGTGAATGACCGAATCGACGGGCAACTTGGGGGCCTTGTTCTTTTTGTAGTGGGAACAAGTATTCAATACAATAGGTCAACGCATCGAAATGATGGTCCAGTTGACTGTCTTTGTCAGGTATCTGCGTTCCCTCTTTAAAGCAGAAACCTCTAAGACTTTTGATAGTGTATTTACACTTTGGATCTATATGGAACCTGGTAGTGCTGTCTGTGCGTTGATGGAACAGACTGTTAGCAGCATTGATACGATCTTTAACTAATGGATGAGCACGATGATAAAACACACGAAATCCTGCGTTCTCTAAGATCTTGATGTCAGTGTTGCCATTGGCACTGCTCTTTCTGGCACTGCCCGCAGGATCTGGGTAAAAGTTAATTGGGTTCTGCGGATATCTATTGCGTATCTCATCTACCATTTCATTTGTGTTTGAGTTGTATATTGTAATCTCGTCAATGGCCTGTAAGCCTGTGGCTGTTCTACGCATCACAACTGCTGTCATCGGTGACACATTAAAATCGCCCCCAATGTGTAGTGGTTCTACAGGCTCAGGTGCGTTAAGAGTAGTCACATTGTGATCACCAAACGCATACGCAACAATGCCAGAATAGTTATTGAATCGTGCTTCATATTCTTGTTCAAAGGTTCTTGTGTCCAGGTCACGACGAGCACTTTCAACCTCATCCTGGGGCACTTGCCCGCCGGCAAGAGTTGTATATTGATGACTACTCCATACATCAGGATTGGTAGCACTTTGATCAAACAGATCTTTAAACCAGTTGTGTCCTTTTGGTGTGCCCAGAAACAACGCCTTACCACGGGTTGTTGATAAAGTGGGACGGATTACTTCAAACCACACTGTAGGGTCCATGTCAGCAGTCTCGTCAAAGGCCACGTAATTTAGGCCCACACCACGCAATGAGTCAGGGTTATCTGCTGATCGCAAACTTATAGTGCTGCCATTGATCAACTTAAAAGTAAGATCAGAAGCATTGATCTGTTTAATCCAGTTTAGTCTGGTAAGTTTTTGCAACATTGGTTCCCAGATAATCTGCTTGGCCATACGATAAGTTGGGGCAATATACCACACTCGTTGATCAGGGATTCTTGCATGGTAGCCCAGTCTATTCATACATAAGAATGTCTTGCCAAAACGGCGACCACACACAGCAGTGACAAATCTGTGTGGGTCTTCAGCAATAGATCTTTGTGCAGGACTTAAAGACATAGTGTGCGGTTAATGTATTCTGCTAAACGACTTAACTCAGCAGGACTTATGTATCTTGCAGCATGATAGTGTATAGCACAATCCCTTGTTTCTACGATATTGAGTTCAATAACATCAGACTCCAGCCAGGTGAGTTCAATATCAAATACTCCAATGTCAGTTTGTATCTGCATTGTTTTCCCCAATATTCATTTCAATTTCATCCCCGATAATGTTGGTATCAACTTCATCTGACCAAGGTAAAGCACTCTTACTTTGATTGCCCTGCGGATTGTCCGATTGATCCAAAATATTTTTCCCGAGCCAGATTAACATGGTTGCATTGCCCCCTAAGGCCAGTTTAATTTGGGCACGGCGTAATGCTTGTTTAGTTTCACTACGCCCTTTTGCCACAATAGCACTAAAATTATATTTCAGTGTTTGCGTTGGCACACCAAAGAAGTCACTCATATCTTCCCAACTGCACCATAATTTGGCTAACTTTTCTATTTCAACAGGGTCTATTACACGACGATTTTCACCACGACCCACTATAAATCCCTCACGCACTTCAGAGCCCGTTTTGGGGTTTTCTCTATTCGGATATTCAACTGCCATTTACTGGGCTCCTTTTGTATTTTTCATCCAATAGTTGCGGCACTGTATGACGCCAACTAACACGATGATGTAATCTACTGCTCTTTCTATCTTTCAATACACCAACACATACACTGCTGGGTTGATATATTACACTATAGATACTCTTAACATAAGTTCCACTATCTAAGTATAACTCAGTCATTCCACCCTTGTTTGATTGTGTTTGCTTTTGTTGTAAGGATACGGTCATAATGGTAAGGAACAATCCCCCACGACTTGCAAGGTGAGTATATGTGTTCACGTCTTCATTGATACGACCAACAAACTTAAAAGCACGATGACGACTACAGATAAACGAGTTCATACACTTGCGTTTAGGCTTGCCTTTGCCTGTTGTTCCACCAATAAAGTCGCCACCTTGAGCAACTGCAATACTTAAAGCCGGAATACTGATATAGTAATCCAATAAGGCCCTAAACACGCCATCTAAGTTTCTAACATAATCTACTTTACCTTCAATGAACTCACCTTTATGATTCTTACGATAACGGAATTCAGTGTAATCATCATCCAACTGTATAAAGTAATCAATGCCCAATTCTTCAGCAATTTCAAAGCAGGCATTACGAGCATACACAATAGCACGACGATCACCAAAGTTATCGCCTTCATCCATACGAGTAGCCACCCCAGCCTTGTCAAATTGATATACTTGATCGCCGAACTTTTTTCTATACTCGTCAGCACTTTTATCTTCATTGTCAATAACAATGATAATACGGCCAGTATAGCCCAGTTTCTTTAGTGTATTATATGTATGAACTCTATCAGGACGACCATGCGTTAAGATAAAGGCCACGAAGTTTTCTGGATCAGGTGTTGTCATCTGGATAATCCCCACTGTATAAGTCTTTAAGGTCATCGTTGAGTTTAACATACCCGTGTTCAACGGCTTTATTAAAGTCAATAATAACCAGGGCACTGTCTTCCATTAGTGCTTGCGTTTCAGCATCAGCATGGCAGTAGTATTCAGCAATGTTATGATAATCAAATACTCTATGACGATCTGCGGCTTTTAACAAAAACTCTCTTACTTCATCCGGCACATTAGCAGCATAGATTTTCAATTTAAGATTTTCAGCATGTTTGTCATCAACTAAATCTCTAACAGGTGGACGTTCACCTTTGGGTGTATAAACGGGAGTTTCAATCTTACCAGTGTAAGGATTGTCAGCAAGAGGATCATTGGGATCATCCAATAACTCACGAATTTCATCAACTGTAAACCCAGTAAGTTGTTCATCGCCACGAGCAACAATTTCAGTAAGTTCTTCAATCAGCAGTGCATCATCCCATAAGGCCATTTCATTTAACTTATTGTCAGCAATGCGATATGCTTGTAGTTTCTCTTTGCTGATATCAGCACGCACAACAGGAACAGTTTCAAGTCCAAGTTCTTTTGCGGCTCTAAAACGAGTGTGTCCAACTACAATAATATTATCTTGATCAACAACAATAGGTTGCTGGAATCCAAATTCACGAATACTGCGAGCAACACCGGCCACAGCAGCATCATTCTGGCGTGGATTCTTTTCATACGGACGAATTGCCGTGATCGGCATCATATCTATTTTCATGGGTATCTCCAAATCTATTATAGTAATACTTATGCCAAAAGGAAACCCCCAAAATGTCCACACAACACTTTGGGGGTTAATCACATATTACCAAAGAATACTATTGAGTCATGACACCCAATAAAGCAAGAAATGCCTTACTAAAACTTGCTTCAAGTTTATTTATCACATCCCAACAGACACTGCTTCCAATTCAACTGTTATGGGGACAACACCATGTTCTTGTATATGACTATGCATACGTTCACATAAACTCTTACCGCAAGGGGTTGGGCTATCTATGGATTTAACGCAAGGCATAATTGTGGTATTGTCCACTATACACCATACCATTTGAATTATTCTAAGACGGGTCATTGATTGTGATTTGAATATACCAGGTATAAGTGCCACACTTTGATAATACACATTATCTGGCAGTGGCCTCCCGGTGGTTTGATGCTGGCGAAAGCATCACAACTACTTACGGGTATAGTTGGTATCTATTATACTACTTTCAACGTAGTGTTCAGTTGCGGATATAACCAATGGTGCTGCCAGTGAGGCTTGTAATGCGAGTTGTGACTGCGGGACGAACTGGCGAAGGTGTGTCCCAATTACATACACGCATCATTTCAGCACGATGTGCGTCATCACGCCACTCTGTATAGTAGTTGATTTGTTTTGTAGGACTAATAGTGACCACCATACCTGAGTCACGAGCAATTTTAACAGTGCCATCAGCCAACACAGTTCTTGTTGATGTTGTAGGGCATTCATTAGCATTTGCAGTCAAACTCGATACTAATACTATAGTATATGCAAGTAAGAGTTTCATTCTTCTTCTCCATTAATAATTTCTCTTGCCAACTTACAATGGTCAAATACTTCATTAACTAACTCTCGTTCACTCCATCCATGTAAGTGTAAATGCACCATGCAATTGGTCAGAATACTTAATAGCATAACAGTTTGTCTTGGATCTTCTTCATCTAATGGCGGATGCTGATCAATAATATTAAAGAAGATTTCATTACCTTCTTCTATTGCAATCTTTATTAGTTTGTCTTCTTTGTTGAGCATTATGCAGCCACTTTCATATATGCGGGTTCTTTAGTAGTAAGACCGCCACGGATGGCCATATCCAGCAGTTTGGTTTCAATTGGGTTCAGTCCATCAACGAACTGGACCATTTCAGAGTCTGTGCCAAGATTGTTCCATTGCTGGATCAATTGTTGAATAGTTCTGCGTTTCATATCTCATTCCTGTGTGTATTATGAACTGCGTTATTGCGTGTCCATGTATTGATTATAAGTTGATCTGCACTTGCTGTCAAGTAATACCCTTATATCTTGTAAGGCTGTCGTTTTTCTACAACAGGTTCACTTATTTGTGGGTTATTTCTTATTCACTGCGGGATTCCCTTGCGGGTCTCCCAAAGCAGTCCAACTGCGTCAGTCCTGCTTATTTGGTATTTGTCTTTGTTTCTCATTTAACACAAGAGGTATTACATAACTAATGATCTGACTTGGCGTAGCCCGCAGAGGGCGAAGCAGTCAGTCATTGCGTCTAATGCGTTAGCATTGGACGACTTAAACATCAACAACATCAAATATAAACACATACATTCATTTAACATTCATAGTTTAGCAACACAAAAAAATTGTGTCAAATCAAGCAGAGATGGTTTATCATGTTTATGCCCTTGGCTTCTGCTGCCTCGTGATACACATTTATAATTCCTTGCGTCTTTTTTAGTTGAATGCTTTCGCAACTCTCTTTGAGCCTAACCGCACTTGAGGACTTAGGTCGTTAGCCTTATCCCAGGTAAATCTGTAGCATCGTTATGAATAGTTTCTGCGTTATTTCGCACATGAGTTATTCATAATGGGCGGGTCTTGTTTTAACCCCCGGTTGTTGAGTTTTGTATTAGCCAATGTTAGTGTTGTATAGTATATAGCAGGGCTTTATGTGCCCTGCTTGTCCGTTATTGAATAAACCAACTTACAATGGTCTTTGCACCCCAAACGGCCCATGTCAGCACACCCAAAGCAAACATGCCATTGACGACTCGCAACATTCGCAATACTTCACGATCAATTTGCTTTGCTGGTTCTGTGCGGTCCAAGTGTTCTTGATTTGTAATCATGGTAATTCCTTTTAATTTGTATATTTCATCTATGGCTTCATGCCAGGTAGTTGGGTTCATCATACACCAAAGATATCGGCCAGTTTATCTGTGCCAGTTTTACCATGTGACTCTACCAGGACGAAATCATAACGAACCCAGTTATCGGGAAACAAGTAATCATATACTGGACCACTCATACTACGAAACAGAATGTTTAGTGCAGTAATCTGTGGTTGTGTGAGTTCTCGTTGTGTTCTAAGATTACCTGCAAGGCCACCCAACACACCCAGAGGGCATGGTTTTGTATGGCGTGCGTCACCTGTTCTGGGATTGGTGTAAACATGCTTGGGATCACTAATATTCTTGACCCAGGGTTTAGGGATACGTGTTCTTGTTGGCATTGCTGGCAGTTGCACACCTTGGGCATTATCAGTTAGTGTTGTGCTCAAGGCCCATTCATGAATGGCCTGCCCTTCCACTGTAGGTAATACCATGTGTTCAGTGATCCATGGCAACATATCATTGATTTGGTTCTTAAATGCTGTCATAGCAGCATCGTGGCTCTTGGGATCAAAATAGGCTCGTTTTACAACATCATTGGTTGTGACTCTGCTATCATATTCACGGGTGCTATAGGGGATTTGTTTATCTATCATATGGGTCCTTTGTTGTTTGACAATTCTATTGACTTGTGTCAATTACTTTAAAGATTGCTCTCTAACTACTATTATATAGCCTGTGTCACGAAAAAGCAAGCACTTATGGCGAAATTTTTGCAGATTTCAAGACTAAATACTTTTAACAGAAACACTTATTACCTAAGGACCGTTGCTGTTATTGGGGAACTTTTACCGCCATTTGAGACCCCGACTCCCGAAAGCCCTGTGTATTGATCCACACAGGGCTTTCATCTTTATTGGTATCACAATACTCCGCCAAACAGTTGACACCATACCACATACTGCTCATCAGTTAGTAGTAGTTCAAATGTCTGGGGAGGGTTTATTGGGCCGCCACGTGTGATCAATATTCTATGATTGATGGTGCCCAAGTTTGTACTACTGGTCACATCAACTTGATACTCAGTGATCCGGTTGGATGGTGCCGGTAATGGTAAGTTTACAGGTGGTAGTGACATAATAAATTACTTACTGTTGTTTATTTGATATCCACAGGCACAGCCTTGCCTACTGTCATAACAGCCACAGTGAAGTCTGTTGTATTGCCAGCACTGTTCAATCGTTGGGCCAGATTGATAGCATGGCCCGATTCCGGAAACATGCTTTTACCATATTTGTAGCCTTGATATTTGACATCTGGATTATGTGTTCTTAACTTAATGGGCCTACCTTGATATAACACTGCATAAACAGCATCTGCTTCACATATTTCATAAACACGGTCGCCTTGCATATGGCTGGCGATTATAGTTGGTTGAGGTCTTGACATTTATTTGCTTTTGATTGGTTGATTAGTTTATATACATATGCAGGTGTAGTTGCATAGGCCACGGCTAACTCAGTAGCAGTGGCACCGCCGTCGTGATCACGTATCAATGCTGGCACATCAATACGAGGTTTGTTTTGAATAGTCTCTGATACCAGGCCCAGTCGCCACTTCTTGATTACATAGTCAATGTTATTGATAGGAACACCCAATGACCGAGAAATTTCAGTTCTATTTTTACCAGCATCCAACATCCTATAAACTTCAGAATGATCCAGTCTATTACGTTCTCTTTTACCTGCAAGTGGATCTGTTGCTCTAACAGCACGATTTATAGGAGTATTCCACCAAGTATAGGTAGCACCATGATCTCGGTATATTTTGATCCACTTTAGTATTTCATGGGCTGGCACTGCGGCACAAACACCAATTGCTGGCACCAGGGGCACACGAGTTCTTGGTCGCATCATTTGATCCGGAGCAGGAATATCAAAGTATCTAAACAATTCACGATGCATACCAGTAATAGGTAATCCATATCCATCTGGTTGTTTATACCAAACGCCTGCTACCGAGATTTCAGTTGGAGTAAGTGATCCGGGTTGGAATGTAGTATCATCCAGGGTCTGAGTATCTAATGCACGGCGTAGCCAGGACCTGGGGCTACCTAAAGCACCAGTGGTGCCATATTCGGCTCTTGTAGTAGTATGGGTCCAATTATCTTGTTTCATACAATTATGTATGCCGGGATTGGACCCTGGGTTATATCACTTTACGTGGGTTATAACATATCCCAGCATGCCCAGCAGGCCCACTAAAACACTTCCAGTTGCAGTGACCATAATCTTAAACTTTTCATCTTTGGCCTGAAGCAGCATTGTTTTAATATCTTCAAAACCTTTTTGTGTAGCAGATTTGACTTCGCCCAGTTCAGTTCTAACTCGATCCAGATCTCGTTCAATTTTGGTCATACGAATTTCCAACTGCTCATAACGCATATGGCATAACTCGGTATGCAATTCTAAATTGGTTTTTTCTGATGCTGACGACATAGTATTTCTTCCAACTCCAAGTCTCTAAATTCTCTTATTAACCGTTTAACATTACGGTCCAGCACCAGATCTTCTTGATTGGTGACAATCACTGCTTCAACCACTGCTGGTAAAGGTATTACAACATCAAATTCGGAGCATTGCACTTGTTCCAGATCCAACATTAGTTTGGCCTGCATCCATCCACGTGCGATTCTGTTTATCATTGCGGAATACCTTTATTAGCATTTAGTATTATTTATTAAGGGCACAAGGCCCTTAATATTTAAACTGCTACATCAGTTGCCACATATAACCAAGTTGCTGTAGTTGTATTCCAATACGCCAACTTACCTTGATTGTCACTTACACTTACCATATAACCAGCAGCACCAGTAATTGCACGCCATTGTGCGGCTGTTTTCACTGGTAAGCCAACTGGCATTGCAAATGCTGCTTTATTGATATCAACAGTCAGATAAGTGCTTGTGCCAGCCAAGTCCTTGATGACGATACCACCAGTGTTGAATGTGGCACCACCAGCACTGATCTGCATGTAATTGAATGTGCTGGTAGCACCTTGCCATGTAAACAAATCACTACGATAAGTGGAACTGGTAGCATTAGCATCAATAAAGTTAATACGGTTTGATGTATTGTATGGAACACTGCTTGGGAATCCACGAACACGGAAACCAGCACCACCAGCAGTGACATTGTATTGACTTACAGAGCCAGCAACAGTTTGTGTTGTGCCAGTCTGATAGTTTCCATAACCAACCTGTGTTGTGGTGCCATATACTACACGGAAGTTGCCATTATAACCTGCAGGAGTTAAACCAGCCACTGTTAGTAAACCACCTGGGCCAAACGGACTATTAGTTTGTGTGGCAAAAGTGATTAAACTACGATGACGAACGAATGTCAAACCAGTTGTGGTTCCTGCCCCTGTGGTAATAGGCGTTCCATCATGTGCAGCAGCAAGTGTAAATGTTGTAGTTGGGTTTGCACCAACAGTGACATAATACAAGTTGCCTGATGCATAACCAGGGAATGTCATTGTGCCAGTTAATGTTCCAGTCACACGCACTACATCATATTGACGAACGTCACCAGAAGTGTTTGTAAACACACCAGAACCTGCGGATACAACAGCAGCAATTGTCAAGTTTTGTTGTGTAGTAGCAGTGGTTGCCAAACTGATTGTGCTTTCAGCAAAAGCCTGGTTGGCATAACCTTGGAACTGTAATGGATGTAATACATTTCGCCCACCGCCACCATTTAATGTGGCCACAGCACTGGCAAAATCAGTTCCACTATTTCCAGAGAAGTTATATGATCCCATAACAGCAGCACTTGGAATTGCATTTGGACTACTGTTAGTGCCGTTTGCTGTTCTTGTAGTAAATGATGGGCTAACTGAAGTTCCAGCAGACGTATCACCGTAATAATGTGTTATTGAAAAGCCGGCAGTATAACCCAATGGACCAGCCGCATCAGGACCACTACTTGCCACGTCAAATCCATTATTGCCACTGGATTGACTTGATGTAGGTGCCGGGAATACATAAGAGTCATTGCGTGTGGATTCGAATGCACCTTTAACTCGTGTAGCATCACGAATGCTTTTAACATAAACATCCTTTGATATCGTATCTTGTGCTAAATCAACAGTATTAACCAAGTTCTGCACTTGTGAAGCCGTTGTTGGTCGTAATGTAAACACACCAGTGGTGCTATTATAACTTAATATTTCACTTGGTGTTGGTGAAGTTTGTGAACCAGTAGTTAAACTAATTGCACTGCGAGCATTGGCATCAGTATATGAAGTGCCTCCACCAGATGCAGTGATAACGCCATTTGTAATAGTAATGTTAGTGCCAGCACTAAATGCAGCACGAGCACGAGCAGTTGTAAAGTATAAGTTAGTGCCTTCTGCTAAATCAGTTGTGCTACTACCAGAGAATGAACCAGTGGCTCCTGTATCGCCTTTGGGGCCTTGTGGACCAGTTGCACCTGTAGGACCTGTAGGACCAGTTGCTCCTGTAGGACCAGTTGGACCAGTTAGCCCAGTATCACCCTTGATGCCCTGAATACCTTGTGGACCAGTTGCACCTGTATCACCCTTGACGCCCTGAATACCCTGTGGTCCAGTAGCACCTGTATCACCATTGATGCCCTGAATACCCTGTGGACCAGTTGAACCAGTTGGTCCAGTAGCACCAGTATCACCTTTGTCGCCTTTAGCACCAGTTGGTCCAGTAGCACCAGTATCACCTTTAGGACCTGGTGTCAAAGAGATAGTGCTAATTTCACTATCAACATAACTTATAGGTGCATAGTTGTAAGTAGCAACCTTGGCAGCAACACGACCATCTGTGTAATATAAGTTTATACCTTCAGACAAGTTTGTAGTGCTCTTAGTAGCCAACCAGGAATTAGCAGTGGTTGTAAAGTCAGCAGTGTTTAACTTGTTGCCTAAATTTGTTGATACAGTTGTGGCAAAGTTTGGATCATCACCTAATGCAGCAGCCAATTCATTTAGTGTATCTAATGTGCTTGGGCTACTATCTACTAAGTTGGCGATCTGTGTTCCTACATAGGCACGTGTGGCCACCACAGCATCATCAATCGCAATAGTACCAGTAGTGTTGTTGTATGTGATACCAGTTGAACCAGATACTGCACCACGAGCACGAGCATTGGTGTAGTATTGATTTGTACCTTCGGCCAAGTTTGAAGTTGACTTAACAGCAAGACGAGTATCAAAGTCCCCATTAGCACGAATACTTGTGTAATATAAGTTTGTGCCTTCAGATAAATTGGAAGTGCTCTTAGTAGCAAGACGACTATCAAAGTCACTGTTGGCTCTTATACTTGTGTAATATAAGTTAGTGCCTTCAGCCAAGTTTGTAGTGCTCTTAGTGCCAAGACGAGTGTCAAAGTCTGTATTGGCACGAGTAGTAGTGTAATATAGATTAGTTCCTTCTGCTAAGTTTGCTGTGGTCTTTGTAGTCAGGCGGCTATCAAAGTCTGTATTAGCACGAGCAGTGGTGTAATATAAGTTAGTGCCTTCAGTTAAGTTTGTAGTCGTCTTAGTAGCAAGCCGAGCATCAAACCTACCATCAGTATAATACAGTTGGGTTCCTTCAGCAAGATCAGAAGTTGACTTAGTAGCAAGTTGAGTATTAAAACGGCCATTGGTGTAATATAAGTTTGTGCCTTCAGCAATATCAGAAGTGCTGGTTGGCAATGCATAATAGTTGGTCAAGTCATTGCTGAACTTCAATACACCATCGTTGGGATCAATCATCACTACGCCAGAACCACCTGCATTGCTTAACAAGAAGCCTACTGGGTTTACAGAAGTTGATTGGCCAATATAAACATTATCACCATATAGATAAATGTCATTGGCATGTGCTTCAAACGAGCCAGGATTACCTACACTACCTTGACTAAATGTTGTGGTATTAAGAGCCAGGCTACTGGCATCAAGAATCTCTTGTAAACTTACATCACCAGAGAAGCCATTGATGCTACGCACACCACTAAGATTTTGCCATGCAGAGTCCACGTTAAAGGCTGGAACATTATCAACATAAGTTGGCGGGGCACTATGTGTAAATGGATTTATATTGATACTACCACTCACATGATACAGACGATACATGGTGTAGTAAGGAACTGTAGTGCCTGGATCAAATTCATAGTCTTGACGCAGGAATACAATGTCGCCAACTGAATACTCAGTTTCAGAATTCCAGGTTGTCAGATTGATAGCACGGTTGATACCTACAACTTGATCGCCAGTTAAACCTGATTCAGAGAACAATAAGACCCAATAATCGGTGGCCACATCAGGTGCTGCTGTTGTGCGTGGTGCAGTGTCAATATAAACATACACGCCTTGTTCATAACGAACTAAATCACCACGATGGTATACTACTAAATTAGCCCACTCACCTTTGAATGCTTCATCCAGTGTAGTAGTTTGTATTGTGGTTGCATTTGTATTAATGCTGACCACTTGTGGTGCTGTTGTGACAGCAATGGTAGAGGTATTTGTAGTAATCTCTACAGGAGTTTCATTAATGGTGACACTTGGTCCAGTCTGAGTTGTGCTGACAGCAACCTCTGGGCGAAGCACCGTAATAGTGAATTGGGGCATGTTATGCTCCTAAACTAATTGCTTGGTAGCCTGCACCAGTTGTTGGGTCGCCAGTAGTGACATCAGGTTCCCAGCATTGGATCAAAGCAATACGATGTGTGTTAATTTGTGCGGGTGTTGAGTCTGTGGTCCATGTGACACCAACCACTGTGACTGGCACACGAGCACGAGCATCAGGAAATACTGGACCAGTATATAGTCCACCAGGGATAGTAATGTTTACAATGCCTGCAGCAGCATTACCTACCACAACATATACTTCTGGGTCGATCTCTACTTTAGGGAAATATCCGATTACTGTGCTGGCAGCAAAGTTTGGTTCGCCTGTTGTGCGATTAAATGTCACTGGGTCAACTACCAGTGTTTGGTGATCAATTTCGAATGACCATCCTGTGATGTCAACTCCGAAGTTGTATACTAATGTTCTCTGAGTGCTTGGGAAAATTTGTTCAATAAGGATATTGTCTGCACCACCAATATACTCTGCAAAATCTAAAACGCCGGCCATAATAGGACTCCTAAAGGAAAAGATACAAGAACTATGGTCCTTGTATCTTTATTTATCGAGTTGACAGAGTATTACAAGTTCTGGATATAGCCTGTAATATATGGGTTAATATGCCACCAACTATAGGTTTCTGGGGCTCTAACACCTATATGTAAACTCCAACCTTTAATACCACCAGCAGGGAAAGCAGGTGCAGTGCCCGAATAAAAGTCACTCCACTTTACTTTACTGGTAAAGTTAAATGTCCATACATCATTCAAGTTTGTAAGCACATCTTGATTTGAATAGTTGATCCATTGCTCGCCTACTGTATTAAAACCCAATAATCCACTACCATAAGTGGCTGCGTTGGCCATTGAGCAGTCTAACACAATGGTAGAGGCATTAACGACACCAATTACTTTGACTCCGTATCCCTGCTCACCAAAAGAGCCAACACCCAGTGTTGTTGAGCCAGGTAGCCAAGCAGCACCAGTGGTAGTTAATGCACCCGACCAATTATTAATTGATGATGTTGGTGCAGATCCACCTGCTAAATGGAATGTATCTCCTGCAGCAACACTAACACTGTTGAAGTTTTCCAATGTGACCTGCAGTTTAGTAGCACCGTTATATGTGATATTACTGAGTGCAGTCACACGCCATGGAGCAGTTCTAATAATACTTTCATCTTGTGGTAGTATACTGGTGCCAGTATCACTTAATATACGACGATATAAGATTGGATTATAGTATCTGGCAATAGGACGAATCTTATTATAAAATGGTGTTAATGAAGTATTAAATCCAGTCACTCCTGATTGATCATTATGCACATAATAAAATACTTCCAGCATAGGTGCATTGGTAGTTAAACTTATACTACCACCAAACGCAATTTCATCAGCAGTGCTTAAGAATCTACGAACACGGTTTTCAATACGATCATTACCGCCACTACCCCAGGATCCACTGGTTGCAAATAATGGACTTGGTGCTGTGCCAGAAACTACTGAATCAGCAAAGCCTGAACGAATGCCAACATAGTTTTCTTTTTCAGGATCACTATTATACGCAAATGGGCCTTTCAGTAATTCTCGTTGATGATAGTTTACATCAGTTGATGGAGCACCCCAGTTATTCACTGTGGGCTTTAATGGGATAGGCTTAGTATTGTTGGTATAAACAACAGGTGTTAAAGTTCTTGTAGCAGTTGTATAGATTGGGTAATCCTTTGCGACTGTATCATACACATACTTGTCACGTAAAGTGCTGCCAGTATAAATGCCAGCAGCCTCAATAGTTCCACGGGCAGTGATATTACTGAACTCAGCAACACCGTTTGAGTTGATACTCCAACCTTGTGTGCCAGAAATGAAGTTATTACTTTGCACATTCATTGTGAATGTATCTGTAGCATAGATCTTATCTGCACGAACTGAACCAGTGACCAACAAGTTGCCATCAATGATGTTGTTGACTGTGGTCCAATTGCCACTATCGTTTGCACCCGCAATGGCACCTGTCCAAATTTTGGTAGCAGTAAATGCTGCACCATTATTATACTGTGTCACTGTGTCGCCAGGAACGGGACCACCTGATATTTGTGCAGCAGTATAAGCAGTTGTGATGTTAAATGCAGTGCCAGTAATGCTTTGGTTAAACACACGACTACCACGATTACCTGGGCCACCAGATTGACCAGTTGCACCATCAACTACTTTGATAATACTAAAAGTATCAGAGTATCTACGAACAGTTGTGGCCTCACCTGGATTATTATACCATACACGAATAGTTGTCACAACATCAGTCAATGTGCCTGTATTAAGATACTTGACATTATTGGTGCCGCCAGCAGTTAATGTGCCAGAACCTGCTAAGAATTCCCAACCACTCACAACTAAGCCAGCCAATGAGCCACTTAATTGTGCTGTAAGATCAATTGAAGTTGGACTTGGCACTCCTGTGTTGCTGATCTTGACCACTTGTGTTGATGCAACAGCACGAATACCGGCTGCATTCTGTCCAGGTGCACCTGCACTTACTCTGTTAAGACTAAACATCTTGGTATAAGTGCCACTTGATCCAGCCTTGGTAGCAGTGATAGTCAATGCTCTGCTGTCAATACTCATACTGCTGATAGCAACACGGCCAATGCGACCATCAGTGCCAGTATATACTGTTTTAGTATAACCTACACTTGCATCAGCATTTGGATTAATTGTGAATGACCATTGTGAAGCATTGGCTGGAGCACCTTTTTCATATACATATACATCAGTATAAGCATTGGTATAACTGTTAACTACACCAGTATAATCAGCACTTAGGTTATGCACTTCATTGGTTAAGAATACTTGTGTAGCAGCATCAGTTCCAGATCTTAATAAACTGATTGTGATTTCACCAACTACATCATCAAAGCCTGCTTTTGTGGCTCTAACACTAATACCACGACGAAATACAGTTTCATTGATACCACTTGGGATACCCGAGACACCAGTAATAGTGACTTCATTATTAACTGCTGTAAAACTTGGGGATGCATAAGAATATACCTCAGATCGAGAGAAGTCAAATGTCCAACCAGGGCTGACTACTCCACCAATCATCACTGTGGCATTGATATATGCTGGGAATTGGTTAGTTGGGAATACGCCTACACTGGTTGATGCAAAACTAATTGCTTGGTTGCTTAATATTAAGAATGGAGTTTCACTTTGTTGGCGTATCAACACAGGTGTAAAGTCATCAAAGTAATCAATGCCATCATCACCAATCAGTCGTGCTCTAAATCTCAAATTCTCTTGCCAGTATTGACGAGCCAGCACAGGAGCATTACGACTTATGACATTACCAGGAGTAAAACTCAAGGCTTGGTAGTTGTTTAAGTTAGTGCTGGCTGTTCCTGTTTGTTCAATTTCAGTCCCACCCAATACAATAAACCAACGCACTGGGGTAGTTGAAGCAATGTTAACTCTTGTGGCATTGAGTGTTAGTGTTGCGGGTGTATAATTTGTATTTGCATCAGGTGTGTTCTTTGGCAATGTAAAGCCAATAGGTCCAGAGATTTCAACACGACGAGCAACACCTTCTAAACCCTGGCGTTGTTTCACAATGGTGAATGTCTTATCAAAGTTAACACCACCCAAAGTGGCACGTGCAACCACAGTGGCAGTGTCAGAAGTAATGCCAGCAATTTGGATTCTACCAGGATTGCTTTCAGCAGCACTTTGTATTGTTGGTGCAGAGACACCTGAACTGGACACAATACTATATGTGATACCAGTTGTAATCATGGCAGAGCCTAACACAAGTTTAAGATCACTTGTGACACCAGAGAAATTACTGCTGATTGGTTCACCAGAACTTGTGGTTGGCACTGCTGTTAATTCATTTGTAAGATATGCTGTAATAGTGTCACTGCCTTCACGCACACGATTCACAGAAGTAGTGTCCGAGAATATGATACCATCTAAGTTTGTGGTAGCAGTGACGGTAGCAGTTCTAACACTTTCACTTGTGGTCAGCAAATCACGAATCTGTGCAGCAGTTAATGTCAATGTTGTGCCAGTGCCAAGAGCAACACTGGCTTGTCCTTCACGTTGACCAGTCCAAGTGATAGTTGTGCCCGAGAAGTTAACAGTGTCAGCATAATATGTAATTGCTGCTGGTTGATGAGTAGCAGTATTTGATATACTACCATTCTTACCAATACTAATGATAGGACTTGTTGCACTTACTCTTAGTAGTTGAGCAGCATCACCATCGGCACCTGCTGCACCACGACGTTGTTTAACTAATACGAAGGTCTTATAAATGCTTGCACTACCAGCCTTGGCTGCTCGAACAGTGACATTACCAAGATCAGCACTTACAGTTGCCAAGGTGATACGACCATAATTGCTACCAGGTGCAGTGACAATATTAGCATCACATCCAGTCTCACTGTCAATGGTCAAAGTATATTGTTCAGTGATATCTACTGTGCCAGCATAGATCTTCAATTGACTACTGATTGCAGCCAGGTCACTGGATTGATAAGTGCCATCTGTGGCTGCTGGTAATGCAGCCACTTCATTGCTTAGGAACGCAGTGATACCCGTGACACCATCTGCACCTTCACGAAGTCGCACAATGGTTTGTTCATCAAAGTAAGTGATGCCACCTGAGTCAATTTCAGCATGAACAACCACATAGTCTCTATTGCCAAACGCACTGTTGCTGAGTATAGCAGTTGAGCCATTAGTATTAAGAGTGATGGGATTATTATTAGCATCACGAGCACTCCAGGTCACTGTGCCACCTGTAATGTTGTTGAGTTGAGCAGTTAAATTAATTGCTGCTGGCAAATAGTTAACAGCCGTGGCATCACTTTCACCTTTGAGTCTTGTAAAGTAGTTGCTGCTGCTGATCAATCTTAATGCACGACTTGTTGATCCATCTGCACCAGCACGAAGTTGTGTTGCCAGCACTCGTGTAGTTCCAATGTCATTCAATTCACCAGAACTGTTCTTATAACGAATTGTCACGACAAGATTTTCTTGTAGTGCATTTAGGTCATTGATGGTCCATACTACACGATCATTTGTAGTATCATAAACAGGAGCACTAAGATCCAGGTTGGTATTATTATAAGTGATATTGGTCACACGCCATGTATTGTTGGCCTGTGCAGCATCAGATGTGGCAGAACTTAGGTTTAACTTGGTAGTGCCTACACGCAGAACTAATTCTACAGTTTGACCTGTTGTTGGGTTATTGCCTACACTATCAGTTGGCACAACCACAGTTGGTGGGCTCCATTCAAACGCAGTGGCCAGGGCTTGTTCATTTAAGATAACACCAGGAGTCCATGTGACACCACTTGATGCCAAACTCAATGGTGTTGTAAGTGCTCCAATCTTGGCACGAACTTTAAAGAAGTATTCACCATCAGGCAAACCAGTGACCATTAAATCATGTGTAGTATCAGGTTGGAATACGCCGCCTTCAGGTTTTAATGTTCCATAGTAAGTGTATATGCCACCAGCAGTTGTGCCACTGATAAAGAATTCTAAAGTATCATAGATTCTATTACTTGGGACTATGGCACGAACAGCAAAACTTGGGATTGTAGCAATAGGATTATATAAGTCATCAGGGATAGTGGCCACATCTAATGCTTGTAGTTGTCCACTACTGGCTCTACGTGGGATATCAGTATTGGCAACAGGTTCAAACTGGTCAATACTTTCATCAGCATACACATCAGGATTATATTCTAATGCTGAGATTTCAACTTGGATTTCTGCACTATCACTTTCAAGTTCACGCACACGAGTCACACGGAATAGTTTATTAGTCCAGCCCAATCCAGTATTAGTAATAGTAATAATATCACCAGAGTCTACTTGCAATGCTGTATAGTTGGCATGGAAGATTGCAACAATGTCTTCACGTGCTTGCTTTAGTTCTAACAGGCCAATGCGAGTTGCTTGCACACGATTATCTACTAAATCAAGTGTAAGGCTAAGAGTATTCTCTGGCTCATTTACATTTAATAGTTCTGGATTGTCATCAAACAAACTAACACGCACAGTATGATTCTGTGCTTTGATAGCAGTTTCAGGATAAGTGATGGCCATGGCATTGTAGTTGCTGTCCAGGCTGGTTGTGCTGACATTGATACCAGATATAATGTTGCTGTCACTGAACTCAAATAAGTTTTCATTTTCTACATAAGGACGATTTGGCACTACGATCCATTTACCAATCTTGGGATTCCAAGTGCTCCATGAACCAGACGCCAGGTTGATCTTACGCACATTATCACGAATATTGCCACCAGCAATAAGACCATTGATAGTATATCGTGGGCCAGTTGTATCAGCACCTGCCGTATCACGATAGGTCACTGTTTCTGCACTTACTGAATACAGACTCATTGGATTTGTGCTGTTGATACTTGAATCACTATCAACACGAGTCAGAGGAATGCCAGCACCATAACGAGTGTTGGTCATGAAGTCATACCATACAGCACCAGGGTTGCTTAGGGTGTTGGTCATCTTGAATGTCATTTGTGGCATTGAAGTATAACCCAGGGTGGCATTATATTTTACCTTAACCACAGCAACATACAAGCCACCATATTGGTTTAATGTAGTAAGTCCAGGCACAATGCTTTCAGTTGTGCCAGTCCCAGCACCAAAGATTGCGGTTGTTCTTTCACGGAATACCCAGACATCAATATAACCTGCTGGGTTTGTATCTGTAGTGCCATCAGGATTGGTAGCCGATACTACTGGATGCTGATTGTTGGCGAAGTTTAACTTCTGTTCACCCATCCATACTTCATCAACAGTTGCACTACCAGAGCCTGTAATTTCTGTTAACGCATAGATGTAATACATTGTTTGGCTATCATTTGAGATACGAGCATCAATGATCATGCCAGGAACATAACTGGTTCCGTATAGCACTGGGATATGATTGTCAGTTGAGGGTGTCACTGTAATCTTTGTGCTGGTTGCTGCTGGTTTAGTTGTATCTAACTCACTTGCGGTGATAACTGTTGCACCTGTTTGCTGTGCCACTATAGTTGTAGTGTTGGTAGTTGTCACAGAACCCGATAAGTCTGTGATAACTCCTGCCATTGAATCTGCCATATCTATAAATCCTTTAAGAGGTTGCGGTTGGAGTTGGTGTCCAACCAAAATCGAATGTCGTTCTATTTAACGAAACGATTCTGTCCATGCTAATATCTCCAGGATAAAATCGTTTCTGGTCTGTAGGTTTTGTTGCACGGCCAGTTGTTTGTTTTTCTAATAAACTATTAGTTGAAGCACATACAATACTTACAGTTTGGCCATTGTCATTGCTGCCCCAGTTCTCATTGATGCTGAATGAAGTCACATAACCATCATAACGCAAGTATACTTGATTAGTTAAAGGCTGGCCACTTGCTTCATCTAAGAACACACGATACACTTGCACGCCACTGCCTTTGATTGGAGTGGCCAGCACAAGACTGATAGCATCTTGATCAATGCCACTTAAACTAACTGTCATGTCAGCATTTGAGGCTGTAATGTCATCTAAGATGTCACTGGTAGCCAACAAGTTGCCCAGGGGCAAATACACCTCACCGTTGTAAGTGATAGGAGCATAGATATTGGTAATGCGATAAATTTCAGTGCCAGTATCAATACGCACAATAGTTGCATGTGTGATTAAGTTATTATTGACTGCTGTGATTTCGGTGCTCATAAAATACTTTCTACTAAAATAAATTCGCCCGACCAAGCAACCAAGTCATAACTTTCAATTGTCCAGTCAGGAATTTGTGTTGCAATAACACGCCATGTCACATCAACACCATGACGCAGTGTCTTACCTACAGGATCATAACCTGTTTCATTAACACGCCCACGATGCACCACAACACTCACAGTATTATTAGTGCCACGAACTACTTGTCCAACTACTGTGTATGGATAACGGCTATCCAGGGGCTGAATAAGATCACCTGCTTCAAATATGACTACATCAGAAGCCACAGAAGGTAAGTTGCTGAGTGTCAATGTGGTTGATCCAATCGACCAACCTGTAATTTGCATTTGGTTGCGTTGTGCTTCACTCAAGCCACCCAGATATTGTGTGATGTATTCTGTGCCAGCAGCACCATTGAGACTGATTTCACTTTCATACAATCTATCCACACGGCTGATTTCTTCTAACACTCCACGGCTTTGACTATATCGTAAACCATTATGCATTGTGACTTGGAAACTCCATACTCGTGGCCCACGTTGTGCAGTCTTGACCTGCTGGCTACGGCTGAATGTTTGTGCCACAATAGGTTTCTTACTGATATTGATACCTGTGGCATTATTAATAATTGTTTGTATACTCATAAGTTATCTCCCCATTGGGCTTCTTTGACGCCCTTTTTCTGTCACAGCATATAAGAACTCTGGATCTCGTGCTACCATCTGTTTAAACGAAGTTGAATCAACTGCCGTGATATAATAGTTAACAGTACCTGAACCACCACCCATTAAACTACCCAGTTGGTCATTTGGTGTCACAGTGCGACCACCAATACCACTTACAATTTCTGGCCCACGTTCACCTACTAATACTGGTCCGTTAGTTGGAACATAACCACCATCGGCAAAGCCCAGCAGTTTAGCAGCAGCACCAAACAAGTCACTACCACCGCCAGTCATATAACTCAAGATCCACTTGAATGCTTGTTGTGCAGCAAGACGAGTCAATTCTTTAATCATACCATTAACTAAATCTTTCCACTGCACTTTACCTGTAGTGACCATGCTAACGAAAGCATTTTCAAAACTGCTTTGCATTGTGCCAAATATGCTTTTGGCTGCTGATGCACTTGATGCTGTATTTGTAAGGAAGTTATCGTATGCCGACTTCCAACCACCCTGAAAACTCTGTTGGTAATCATAAGTGTCTTTGGCACTTTGTTCTCTTGCAGTTTTTTCTTTATCAGCCACTTCAGTAATACCAGCAATTTGCGATTCTTTAAATCCTTTGTTGGCATCAATTCTGGCTTGTATGCTGGTCTTTTGCACTTCAGTTAATTGTGCATCTTGCTCCAACTGGATTTGCAAGTGCTTGGTTTCTGCATCAATGGTGTCACTGATTGCTTTGATCTTGGCAGCCTTTTCATCTTCGATACCTTTGATAAGACGAGCAATTTGTTGTTCACGAGGTGTCAATGCTTGTGTTTGTAATTCAAACTCAGCATCCTTGATGCGTTTAGCACTTTCAACACCAACATTACCCAGGCTCATTGTCAAGTCATACTCTCGGGTCATGATATCAATTGTATCTTTGACCTTTTGAATCTTTAAGTCATATGCTAACTTGGCAGCAGTATAGGTTGCATTGGCTGCATCAAAGTTCTTTTTCTCTGCTGCTTCAATCTCTGGCAACTTGGCAATTTGTGCATCAATGGTAGCAATAACTTCTTTATCAGCAGTTAGTTTTTGTGCAGCAAATTTCTCACGTTGATCAGCAATTTTCTTTTCAATTTCAGCATAGGCTTCTTCTTTGCGTTTCTTGTCATCAGTGAGCCCAATCATCTTTGTATCTAAATCAAGTTTCTTGGATAATTGATTCAAGTTATCTTGTAATGCTTTTGTTTGTTCTGTAATTGCCAATTTCTCTTTGGCCCAGGCATCAATTGCTTTCTTAGTACTGTCGGTTGCTTTGACAATAGCATCAGCAACACCATTGATTTCTACTCTATATGGTGCTGCTGCCGCAGCAGCCTCTTCTTGTGATTTTCTTAATGCATCACTTGCTGCAAGACTTTCTTCAACGGCCTTGGTGTATGCTTCGAATGGATTGTCTAAATTCTTGATTGCAGTCCAGGCAGCAGCAAGACCTGCAAATCTTGCACTCAGTCCATCAATCACAGTATAAAACTTGTCAGCAATATAATTCTTAACTTCTACCAGCCAATTATACATACCTTTAAAGGCATCAACAACATCTTTCTTGATCAGAGTGGCCATTGGCCCTAACACATCAGCAAAGTATACTATCGCAGCCGCAACAGCCGCAAAGATGGCAACGGCTGGACTTAGGAAAGCAACCAATACACCAACAGCAACTCCTAAGACTTGCATTACTGATACAAGATCTTCTGTGGACAATTTCATATTATTAAAGTGATCAATCAGAGGTTCAAGCATTTTCAATATACTATTACCCATATCGCCAAACATCTTGGAAACTTTATCTGCTAATTCACCTGCAGATTTAATACTGCTTTCAAATTCCTTTGCCGAGATCTTACCTTGCTGGAACTCTGTGATCAATTTCTGTAAGTCAACACCAACTACAGCCTTACCAAAGATTTGTGTGGCCATTGCAGTTTGTTGCATACCCGGGCCCAGTTCACCTAACTTACGGATTGTTTCTTCCATCAGTTGTCCAGTCTTACCTTGATACTTGTTTAGGTCATCAAGACTAAAGCCCAGGTCCAGGAATGCTCGTTGTGCTTCTTTTCCACCTTTGAATGCATCTTCAAAACTTTGGCTTAGTTTTGTAATCATCTTGGCAGCATTTTCACCTTTGCCACCGGCCTGTTCTAATGCGATTTCAAGACCTTTAATTTCAGCAATAGTTAAACCTGTTGCATCACTTAGGTCACTGGTAGCATCTGCTGCTTTAATAAGTCCACCAATGAAGCCAGCAAAACTACCACCTACCATCAAGCCCAATAATGAACTAAGTCCACCACGCAGGTTGTCTAAGCCACCTTTAAGTTTATTAAAGCCACTCAGTGCTGAACTACTTGACTTATCTGCTTCTTTACCAAAATCCGTGACCTGGCGAGTTGCCTGGTCCATTGCTGTCTTAAATTGATTTGCATCAACTTTTAATACTAAGGTCAGATCCTTTGCCATCGTATTACTCCTTATTTTTCTGCGTCAGCAACAAGTTTATCAAAAACTTGTTCCATATGTTCAATGGTAGGATCACTCATACCACGAGGGGCTTGACGACTCGAACCCTCATCTAATCTTGCTGCATAAGGATAGTTGGCATCAACTCCATCCGCAGTGCGAAATGTATTTCTACGAGCATTACCAGTCTTAACAGGTGTAATACTCTTAAAGTATCTGTGTGCTTCAATGATCAAGTCTGCTTCAAGGTCTTTAACACTACCAAATAGACTCTTAACAGGATCAGTATTAACTTTTAATTCAATCATTTTTTGCTCCTTACCTTTTCCATTGCTGCTTTCATCTTATCCATACTCAGTTGCGGTGCTGGTCGAAATCCACGAGCCGAGTTGGTTGTCTTTTGTGCTTCTTTCTGGCAATATACTTCATACGCCATGGCTGTATTGGCAACCTTAAGATCTAATGTAGTAGCACTGCTTAAGGCTTGACTGGGAAGGATACCGTATCGTTTGCAGATTCTATCTATAGTCAGCATAACGTTGCGTTCCTCCCCTTCTTCTTCTACAGCCTCTGTCACTTTCCCAATAGTTCAACAACCTTATTAACAGCCTTCAGCAACAGGTCAGAAGGCAGAGTCAAGTCTTCAGCCATGATGGGATTACCAGATTCATCAAGAATCAGTGCTTTAATATGTTGGATCATTTCGCCTAAGTTCTCGCCACGCACTTGGGCGAGTTGTGCGAATGTTTCAATGGGTTGACGGTCATAAACCCAAAACTCTAAACTATCTTCATACTTCTCGATAGTTTCCTCATCATTCAACTCAATGCGAATGAGAATGGGTTTACTTGCGTAATTTGTCAGTTTCTTGGCCATATAAATCTCCTAATCTGGTCTTTAAGTGATGTATGCCTGCTATTGCAAACATATATCTACGATGTGCTTGGTCTAAATCCTGTCGTGCGTGACGGATTTCATTTAGCCCTTTGGCAAGTTCTTCTTCCAAACTGGCTAATACCTCAGCAATATCGTGGTTGTCAAATATAATCATAACGCACTTATTTAGCAGTCGTAAGAAAGCCCAGGCCTTGTGAGTCTGGGCTTTCTACTACTTTAACAGATTATGCTAAAGAATAATTTCCGTCAACTTCCAGGGTCAACGGTGAGGTCCATAATGGTTGGTCAGGTGTCACACTCATTGTCAGACCAGCCAGGTAGCCAGTTCCAGCAACAATCTTACCTGAAGCACCACCCATGTCAATTTCAAAATAGATACGAACTTTGTCGTTGCTGATCTTGAATAGACCTTTATCCACTGCTGTAGTATCGCCGGCACCGTCACCAAACATGGCAGCATCGTCAACAATAACACTCAGTGTCACTTGGTTTGTAGCCGGTGTTAGCACGGCTGATTCACTTGTGCTGTTTAGGGTTTTAAATCTAAACACACCGTTGGAATTGCTGATGCCAATTTCCTGCAAGGCTGGGATAGCCAAGGGAGTTGTCATAGCAGAATCCAACGCAATGCTTAAGGTTGCAAATTCACCTGTAGCACTTACATTGATATAACTCATTTTCTGTTTCCTTATTCAATATTGCGAAACTTATACTCAATGGTATAAGTTGTCACATCACCTGTGATGTCAGTAGTGTATTCAACAAATCTTTCATAAGACTGGCCAAATACTGAAGCATCACGGGCACTTTTAATTGCACTCAACGCATTGTCAAAGCCTGCGGGTTGATTTTTAGCATCTATGGCAAGATAACCACGAACGATCGTTTGTCTGCGTTTAACATTATTACCGTTCAAGATTGGCATAAGATCTTCATCTACTCGTTGTTCTGGCCCAAGATATAGTCTCTTCATATTTTTCAAGTATAAAGGTTCAGTGCCTGTGGTCCATGGCAACTCTGCACTTACACCAATACCAGTTGTATTGAGTAAAGTTGTCAATGTAGTTAGTAGTTCTGCTCTCATCGTATTCTTACCAAATTGAGACGCACTGGATCCTTTTCAGTAGTTTCAACTGTCAGATCAGAATTGTAATCATACCAGTCACCTGCTTCAATTATTTCAACAAAGAGAGCATCACTGGCCTCTCGATAAAACAACATCTTTTGTCTTTCACTACTATTCTCATTTGAAAAGTCTGCTACCTTAGGCAAGATATAATCTGCTAAGGCCATACTCACTGTCAAGTCAGTAAAGTCTGCTTGACTACCAATGATCAATAGAGGATCAACTGCGGGCACTCGTCTTGGATCACGATTAAGACTGGAGTTTCTGCGGTAGTTGTATTCCTTCCACCACTCACTACTTTTAATACGAGCCAGCAATCTCTCACTGGCTCGT